ATCTACCATTTGCTGCATACACGGTATCTAATAAAGGTGTTTATAAACATAGTAGTGAAAACGCTGAAAACGTATCTAAAACAGAAGTAGATTTTTTAATTGAAAAAGAACGTACAACAGCACAATACTATACCGATAGAATGATAGAACATTTTAGTTTTTATGCAGCAGAAAGATATGCTGAATACTACACTAATAATAACGATAACGTATATCCTGATAAGGATGCTAATTTTTCTGGATGGGTACTATAATAAAAGTAAGATACAAACCTAAACAACAAAATATAGTTAAGTTAAAAAACTATTTAGAAAAAATGTATAACAAAAACGTTAAAAAGTAATTATATAAGTATGGCTAATAACATAAATTGGGGAAAAGTATATTGTGAAATGGTAACCAATTCTGCTTGGGGTACAGATAGTGCTTTTACAACTGAATTTATACCTGATATATCAGCACCAAGTTGTTGGGCAACTTTCCCTATAACAGCAGATTTAACGCAAATATCTGGTACAGCATTTTTAGCTGATACAACATTATATAGAGCAGATGCAACACAAAAATAAAATATTAAAAAATGGCTAAACAAGTAATAAATATTGGTACTACAGCGAACGATGGTACTGGTGATCCTATCAGGGATGCCTTTGATAAGGTAAACGACAACTTTACCGAACTGTATACAGACGATGCAGGAGATGTAGGTAGTATAACAGCAACAGCACCAATAGCACGAGATTCAGCTACAGGAGAAGTAACAATATCTCTTTTAGATGATGGAGTTACAAACGCTAAATTAGAAAACCGATATAAAGAAATAGTTTCAATTACAACTTTGACAGGAACAGTAGCTTTTAATTGTGAATTAGGCTCAAGTTTTAAATTAAGCGGTGATTTAACAGGAGCTTATACTATAAATTTAAGTAATTATAAGAAAGGGCAAATGATTACTATTTTTCCATTAAAAGGTAACCAAACTTTAAATCTAGCAGGTCAAGGTAGTTCTACAAATGTATTTAATAAAATAGGAGGAGTTGACTATGAAGATAACGGTAGTAGTAGTAACATTTTACAAATTGAGTGCGTAGACGATTCAGCTACTAACCCAATATTCTTTTATTCTTTAGGAACGTTTGTTTCCGATAGTAGTGATATATAAATTTTAAAATATGAGTTTAGGAAGGCGTTTTTTATCTATTGCAAGACCAGCATCAGCAGTAGAGGTTGATTTTTTAGTTGTAGCTGGTGGAGGTGCTGGAGCTGGAAGTTTTAGAGCAGGTGGTGGAGGTGCTGGTGGATTAAGAACTTCATTTGGATCATCCTCTGGTGGAGGAACATCTAATGAATCTAAAATTGCTTTATCAACAGGAACAACATATACAATAACAGTTGGTGGAAGTGGAGCAGCATCAAGTAATAATCAAGGTGGAAACGGAGGAGATAGTACATTTGCTACAATAGTATCTGCTGGTGGCGGTGGCGGAGGGTATTATGCTGCTAGTCAAGCTGGTTCATCAGGAGGTTCAGGTGGAGGAAGTGCAGGGCTTGAGCCTTCAGTAGGTTCAATAGGAGCAGGAGGTGCAGCATCACCATCAGGTCAAGGTTATGCAGGAGGACAAGGTGCAAGTTCATCTAGTCTAACTGGAGGAGGTGGCGGTGGCGGAGCTGGTGCAGTAGGAAATAATTATGGAAGCGGTGCAACCGATGGAGATGGAGGAGCAGGATTACAAGTTAATATTGATGCTTTAAATAATTTTTATTCAGGAGGTGGCGGTGGCGGTAACTATGGCTCTTCTGGAGGAAATGAAACAGAAGGAGGCAGTGGCGTAGGCGGTGCTGGAGGAAGAACAGCAGGTGTAGACGCAGGAGATGCTGGAACTACTAATACTGGCGGTGGCGGTGGCGGTTCATCTTGGTCTGGAATAGGTTCAAGTGGTGGTTCAGGTATTGTTGTTTTAAGGATGCCAACTGCTAATTATTCAGGAACAACTTCAGGAAGTCCAACCGTAACAACTGATGGAACTGACACAATTTTAAAATTTAACGGAAGCGGTTCTTACACAGCATAAAATATGGCACACTTTGCAAAAATAAATGAAAATAATATAGTAGAACAAGTAGTTGTAGTTAATAATTCTATTCTACTTGATGAAAACGGTATTGAAAAAGAATCTAAAGGAGTAGATTTTTTAAATAGTTTATTTGGTTCAGCTACTTGGATTCAAACATCATATAACAATAATTTTCGCAAACAATATGCAGGACTTAATTACACTTACGATAAAATAAATGATGTTTTTGTTTGTCCACAACCGTATAATTCTTGGTCATTAGATTCTAATTTTGATTGGCAACCCCCAACACCCTACCCTGATGACGGATTGATTTATATTTGGAATGAAGAAAATAAAACTTGGGATTCTGATTAATTGTGGAAGATTTGAAACTATATGTGATTAATATTTTTGCACTTGGAATTAGTGTAAGCGAAGCAAATCCCTATTTACAAAGTATTAGTTTATTGTTGGCGATAGGGTACACAATTATCGGTATTAGTAAAAAACTAAAGCAATGATGTTACCTAAAAACGGAGTAGCAAAAGAGATACGTAGCTATGCAGGAAGTCTTTTTGTATTTCTGTTTATAGTTGGAATAATAATAACTTTTGTACAGTTTCCTGTTTTAGAATCTAACAAAGAGATCGTGCTAATGTTAATTGGATCAATTGCTGCTTCAATACCTGTTTTAATTTCTGCTATAAGTGGAACAAGACCAGACGATGTAAATGCATTAAAAGCAACATTAGAAAAAAAAGACCATCAAATACAAATGCTTGTAGATGCAAAAGATAGATTAGAAGAAATGGTAATTAACTTACAAAGAGAAATGCTGCAAAATCAAGATAATATGATGGACAAAATAATCCTTAAGGCAGCAATGGACTTTGACGATAAAAACAATAGAAATGGAAAATAAACCTAAATGCGAGTGTGGATGCACAAATAACCCAGAAGGTTACTGTGATGGTAGCCATTTAAATAAATAAATATGGAAACTTTTATAATTATAATTTCAGTAATAATGTTTTTAACTGCCATAATGATGGCTTTAACTATTTATGGACTTTTTACCGATAAAGATAAAGATGGTATACCTGATGCTTTAGAAGATAAGTTTAATGAAGTAGTTAGTGATATAAAGCAAGAAATTGAAAAGATTAAAAAATGAAATACTTTACGTTAGATGAATTTTCTTCGCCTGACCACAAAGGTAGTGGTGTTAATATGTGCAAAGATTTTTTATTAAAATTAGAAAAGGCACGAGAAATTGCAAACATACCTTTCAAAATTACTTCAGGTTATCGTACTCAAAATTATCTTCAAGATCTTTTGGATAGAGGATATAAAGCAAGTAAAAACTCTTCCCATCTTGTTGGAAAAGCAGCAGATATTGCAGCAGTCGGTTCATCTACAAGATTCATTATTGTTGATGCCTTGCTTAAATCAGGATTTAACAGAATTGGAATTGATGGCAACAAAAACTTTATACACGTTGATTCAGATGGAACTGATATGGGGGGAACTAAACCACCAAATGTTATTTGGACATACTAACACGGTAGGTAGCACACTATGGAACAATTAATAACTGGTTATATTGCATTCCGTATATTAGAATATTTAATAGTAAAAACCTTTGGCTGAAAAAAAGAAATTTAAGGATACTAAAGTAGGTCAGTTCTTACTGAATAAAATACCTGATGTAGTTGGTGCAGTAGCTGGTGATACATTAGCAGGAAGCGTTATACAAGCTATTATAGGTGGTTCTGAAATGAGTGATGAGGATAAACAAGTTGCACTTAAAAAACTTGATATAGAACGTGCCGAAATAGATGGTGTTACAAGAAGGTGGGTAGCTGATGCAAGAAGTGGATGGTTGCCATCAAACGTAAGACCACTTACATTAATATTTCTTACAGTTGCTTTTGTTATTGGTTGGTATATGCAGATAGATGGTTTATCAGTAGTAAAGGAGTTATTATTCGTGGTTTTTGCAGGATATTTTGGAGGTAGGTCTTACGAGAAGGTAATGGGTAATAAAAACCATCAGTAATGAATATATCTGAAAGTTCAAAAATTAGTTTAGATATTAAAGCACTTTTAGGTATGATAATAGGTGTGGTTACAGTTGCAAGTATTTGGTTTAACCTTACAGCAGAAATAGAAATGTTAAAAATTCAAGTTTCTAAAATGGATGAAAAGGTACAAGCTAATTACAGATGGGTTAATAATTTTGAACCTCCTAAAGAAGTACAAAAAGCAGTAGATGAAATAAACATAATGAAACTTGAAAACGCTGTTACAAAATATAAAGTTGAACAATTACTAAAAAATAAAAAGTAATGGCAAAGCAAATAGTTATTAACTATAAAAAAGTTAAGGTTAAGCGTAAGGGTATACATAGTAAAAACAAACAATCTAAACTTAAATCTTCTAAAAACTACGTTAAGAAATATCGTGGACAAGGCAGGTAATGTGCAAAACTAATTTTAAAAAAGGTTTACATCTTAAAATAAAAGCGTGTAACTTTGGTGGGTAGTGGGAATGTAAATAATATTTGTATAAATATAAATAATGATTACAGAAGATAAAATTAGAAAAATACAAGGTTATAAAACCTGGTCTACTAAAAGAAAAGTAGATGAACTACTAATGGAAGATGCTCATATGTATTGTAATTTAGGTATTGATTCTACAACTACAGATAAGAAAAAAGTAAAAGCTGTTAGTAGAAAAATATACAAAGCTATATCTATTATAAGTCCTTTAGATGGTTATATATTAGAAGCACATATGAATGAAAAAGATTTAACAAGTGCCTAAAAAACTTTCAAGAAGTAAACTTGTAAAGAAACTTGATACAGTATTTAGTAAATATATAAGGGTTAGTAATGCTGATAAAAATGGATATTGTACTTGTGTAACTTGTGGTGTGGTAAAACATTGGAAAGAAATACAAGCAGGACATTTTATGAGTAGAAAACATTACAGTACAAGATGGGATGAGCGTAATGTTTCAAGTCAATGTTTAGCCTGTAATATGTTTAGGCAAGGTGAACAATATAAATATTCACTTTTTTTAGGTAAAGATGCTGCAGAAGTATTATATTTGAAAAGTAAAGAAACAGTTAAGTTTACCAATTACGAACTTGAAGAAATGATAAAAGATTATGAAGCAAAGCTAAATAGCGATAAGCTTAAAAGTATTACTTGATTCTTTCTTGTAATTTTTGTTCTTTGTTTGAGGGCGGCAGAAATGTCGCTCTTTTTTTATTTAAAAATATTTTGTTAATTATTTGTTTGTTAATTAAATGTTTATTATATTTGAAAAGTAAAACAAAAACAAAAACAATGAAAACATTTGAAATTATCCAAACAGAAAGTTATGAAAAAAATGAGGACAGAACATATAGTAATACTGATTATGCCCCTTGTATTAGATGTGGTAAAGCTGTCAAAAATGAGAAATATTACGTTGAATGTGTAGATGGAGCTTTAGAGGCACTATCTACTAAAGAAAAAGCTGATTATAACGACGGAGGTTATATGGGTTGTTTTCCTATAGGAAGTGAATGTAAAAAACACATCCCATCCGAATTTATACATAAAAATTAAAATAATGTATATCAAGAAATACCCCTTCAGAAATGTAGGGGTTTTTTTGTTAATTATTTTTTTGTATCTTTACAATATGAACAATTATACAAAGGCAGAACTTTTTGGCAAGGTACAAGAACTGCAATACGATCTACAACAACTAAAGAACCAATTAATTTTAACTCAACAAAGCAATGAAAGAAACAAACGTTAACATAAAACTATTTAACCTACAACAAGAAATAGGTACAATAAGTAAGGATGCAAAGAATCCTTTTTATAAATCAAAATACTTTGATATTAATTCATTGATTAAACAACTACAACCTCTACTTAAAAAACATAAATTACTTTTATTACAACCTATAGAAGAAGATATGGTTTATAGTAAGTTAATTTGTATTGATGGTACAGGTGCTGTTATTTCAGCACTTAAATTACCAGAAATAGTTGATCCACAAAAGTTAGGTAGTTGTATAACTTATTATCGTAGATATACTTTGGCAAGTCTTTTAGGATTACAAGCTGTTGACGATGATGCTAATGTAGCAAGT